TAAAGCAGGATTTTTATCCATCTTGTAAACCATAAAGCCCTTGATAATCTGATCATTGACCTTGAAGCCACGAGGATCGGCGTCTTTGGATTTGGAGTCTTCCGTCTCCCCGATAATTCTTTTTGCCATAGCCAAAGACGTGGCTACCGAAAACAGTTGCTTGCTTCTCTTTTCCACAATATAAAATTTACCATCTTTATCAGATTTAAAAACAATAAAAACCCCTTGTCTATTTTTCTGTACATGTACAGGAGTGTACCCGCTTCCCATTGCATCAATAAGATTATCTTTGGATAAGGACAAATCTGCAGCATCGGTCGATCTCTGCAACATATCAAATAGCTTCTTTGCTTCTTCTTTACTCAGACCAGGATAGGCAGACATCAGATCCTCTTCATCATACTCCCGCCGGTCATCAAGCAGATGCTGACTTTTAAACTGCTGGTAAAGTTGCTGGGCAGTATAAGCATCTTTTGTTTTGATCTTGTGGAGCACCTTACTATTTTTGATATCTTTGACCATGCGATGAACTAACATAATTCATTCTCCTCTAAGTGTTAATAATTGATTCCCAATCCGTCTCTGTGCTCTGAATCAATTCTTCTAGTGCGTATCTCAAAGAATCAATACAATGATTAAAACTATCTAACAAGATCGGAAGGACCTCTCCAGTCTTTTTATCCGTCTTAAAAGAATAATGATCAAACTCATCTCTAGTATGTTTGCATCTAGAATGAATATGGATTTTGTCAAACTTGCGAAGGAATGATATTCCGTCTCTGACAAATCCTATCTTTGTTGTTTTGACTTGTGCGCCTGCTGACTTTCTGCACGCACGGATAATGAATCCTTGTCTCTTTACATAAGATATTGTTTCTGGTCTTGCACTATCAGCAATAATCAAATTGTCTCTTGAGCCAGGAATGGTGTCAAACAATTGCGGTATCTCTTCAAACTCTACTCCAGTTCCACAAGCCTCATGATCAATGTAAAGATCGTTGCCGACGATGAAGCAGCGGATCAATGCAGTAGGATCATTTGCAAATCCCCAGTCGCCTCCATAATAAAATCTGATTCCATCAGGAGCTTCGAAATCTTCTATAACATATTTTCCTTTGAAGACCAGTGCTTCTGACTGTCTTAATGGTTGACCTTCCCAAATGTGCAGATATGCATCCCGATCAACCCGTCTGCAATGTTCCATTTCTTTTCTTAATGTCTCTGGAAAGAAAGGATTGTCTTTGAATGTAAGAAGCTTACTGACGCAATCCGGTGGTTTATTTATTACGAATCTTTGATAAGTTGGATCCTTTTCTTCCCCTGTATTCCAGCTTAACCATATCTCACTATTGTCTTTTCGTATGGTAGGAATTAAAAAACGCCAGCTCTCTTCTGACACGTTCTGCGCTTCTTCTAGCCAGACAACATCAATTCCTTCTATTGATTTTATTTCTAGAGGATGCTGTAGCCCCTTGAAAATAAATTCACTTCCTATCTTGCTGAATATTTCTGTCTTGCTGATGTTGTAATAAGGATTGAGATTTAACTCATCGATTTGATCGCATAACACTTTGTAGACCGAATCTTTGATGCTGTTCTGGTATTCTCTTGTGCAAAGGATTCTTTTTTTCTGATACGAAGCGAGGGTTAAAAGAACTCTAGCGAATGACCATGATGCTCCCCTGCCTCGTCCGCCATAGGCTGATTTATACCTATGTGGTTCTAGAAGAAATTGAAAAGCTTCGGGGATGTCTACCGAAACATCACTCATCCTTTTTTTCCTTTTTCACAAAATTGAAAGTAATATTTGTCGGCACTTGGGGGATCAAAGGTTTTCCCTCTGATCCTGTAATCTGCATTTTGTCAGAATATTTTCTTGGAAGCAAATGGGCAGCAAGCCACTTTCTGCTTTCTACTCTAAGCTGTGATCTTTTAATGTGGTCGATGTCAGTTTTTGTTTCTAGTTTTTTTGTTTTTTCATTGTATACTTTGTAGGTGCCGTTCGATCCATCATCAGCAATATCTTTTATTTCATCTGCTAGCACTTCAGCTTGAATTTCTCTTGCCATAACATATGCTTCTAAAAAATCTGGTTCATAGGTTTTTGAATTTTTATTCAGCCAAGCATAAACTGTCGGCATTGTCGGCATCCCTTTATCTTTTAAGATAGAAGTCAGGGATCTGCCCCGCATCAAGTGTTCACAAATATAAACTCCAATTTCTTTTTTGTAGGCCGGACGACGACCTGTTTTAATTTTTTCTTGAGGAATCTCTGTTGTCTTTTTTTTCTTTGACATTTAAACACACCAATGGAGTTAAGACTATTATTCTTTTTTTTGTTATTACTCTTCTTTTCTACTTAGCCCAGTTTCTTCTATAACTCTCAAAAGGGACAACTCGCCTAGCAGCAAAGATTTATATAATAGGGATTTTTAAAGTAGTTTTTTATAAATTTTTGCCTACTTTTTTAAAAAAGCCTAGTGATTTAAATATGTTATGAAGCAAAATTTTCTTTATCTTCCTAAATTTAGTTTAAAAAAACCTTGTTTTTAATCTAACTCATTGAAATCATTAAGCTTTATATCATTAATCTTTGTAACTCATTGAAATCGTTATTAAAAAAAGTAGTGTATTTTTATTTAAATTTATTTACTATTTTATAAAAATATCTTAAATAATAAATGAAATTAAATAGTTCTTTGACAAATTAAAAAATCGAAAGGCAAGTGGAACCATAAGCCCCGAGAGACTAGATCCCAGAGGGAACCTGCTGGCGACAGTTTAAAGGAAAACGGACATGGGGGAGGTCGAAGGGCTTGGCGTCAATTAAAAGCTAGAACCGAACCAGAAAATTTTTTACATACTGAAAAAAATTTTTCCATCTTGAAAAATTTTGAGTAGGATTTTTTTACAACCTTTTTTAATTTGAAAAAAGGTAGCGTGGCTCATGGGCAAGAAAACCTAGCGCCACCCAGAGAAGAGAACCTGAAACGTAGGGCGCTATCAATAATATGAAGCGAGAGCTACGAGACTTCGGTCCAAGAGCCGTGGTGACTGAACACCAAAATCTTTCCAGCCTTAATAGTTGTCAACACTACCATGCGTGAGCATCGTGCAGCATCGTGTTGGGGCGATGGAATCATTACCATGCGTGAGCATCGTAGTCATTTTTACCATTCTGTGAAGATCGTAATCCATAATGACAAATTCCAATAGGCTGTCCGTTAGACGGACAGGGACAACGACCTTGGGGCACTTTCGAGTGCTTTTGGTAAATAGGGAAAATCTACAAGCAATGGCCCTGTGATTAAAAGAGCTGATGTGCAACATCTTGAATGATGGCTTACCGCATTGAGGCTCTTTTCTTCGGCATCTAAAATAAAAGGGTGGAAGGATGCAGCCTTGAAAAAACATATAACAAAAAAAGGAGGAAACATTATGAACAAGATTGAAAATGGAAGCGGTATTGAATTTACAGCAATGATTAACGGGGACAAGGTAACATATCAACTAACCCTGGCAGAAAGAAAAGGATGGCGGGCTAATAAAAAAGGCGATCTGGTTTACATCTTTGTTTCTACCGACAAAAAATTCTATGCAACTAGCATCTACACAGGAGGTAAAACAGGATTCGGTATTTCCAATTATGACATAAGAAAAATAGACGAAGATTTTTATAAAGAATACGTTCTGCTGACATCTGATTTAAACTTAATCAATCAGCTTGCTGATGCCGAGGAAGAATGGGAAAAGGAAGAAAAAGAAAAGTTCGATCAGAAGCAAAAAGAAAAAGCTGAACGAATCAACAAACTCCCAAAGATCTTTGATTCCATTCTCCCTGAGTTTTACTTTGAAAGATCCGATGCTGACTATCGACCTGCTTATTCAAGGTCGATTCAGGGACCGCATCTTTCCTTGAACAAAAAGAACGACAGAGGGTCCTATTGGAGCATAGACGATTTTGTTACGAGAGATGGTAAAAGAAAGATCAAAGACTTCACAAAAACTTATGGGGAATTTCTTAAGAATAAAAATCCGAAAGAAGTTTTAGAAGCCCTGATCATACAACAAGAAGAAATCAAGAACATGATTAAAAATGCCTAGCCGTTACTAACCAATAAAAACAAACTTTAAAAAAGGAGAAGAAACCATGTTGACGAAAGAAGCAAAAAAGGAAATGGCGGAATTGAAGAAGCAGAAAAAAGCAACTACTGATCGACATAAGTTAATAGATCTCGATGCAAAAATTGAGAGCATTGAAAATAACCAGATGTCCACTTCTGAATTAGCCGCTTTGAGGAAGGACATTGAAAAAAGTCATCTTGATGTTGACAAAAAGATAGCAAAAGAAAAATCTGAAAAACTTGGAAAAAGATTGGCGGAAAAAGCATTGCTGGCAGATCTTACCATTTCCAGTTGGAACGGCAGCATCACAGACAAAAAAACAACGAATGAAATTTTAGATAACAAAAGTGCAAACAGAGACAGAGGACGTTTCACAAAGAAGTTGTTCATGGATATAACCCCTCTCAAAACAATCACGAGAAGAATGTATCACGAATACAGATCTAAAACTGCAGCATGGGAAGAAGGACGCAGGCTTCTTCCGGTCGAGTTCTTTGAATACTTAACAAAACTTCATCGGGATTGTTCGGATGAACTCGAAACTGCTCTCGAAGAATTTGGGAAAAATTATGATCAGTATAAGGAGGAAGCTAAGAAATCAATCACTGGACTCGGCGATCTTTATAACGAAGAAGAATTTCCGACCTTTGATGAATTTAAAAGAAAATGGAAGATCAGACTTGACTTCTTCCCTATCCCTGAAAAAAATCATTTCATTCTTAAAGCCGAAAAGAATTTGATCGATGAAATGAAATCTTCTTTTGAACAATCAATGAGTTCTAAAGAAGATGTGGCGGTCCAGGAATTGAAAGATCGAGTATTTGAATCAATCGGAAAAATCGTCGAAAGACTTTCTGACAAGAAAATTCATTTCAGCAAGAAGGGAAAAGAAATAATGAATCCCGTCAGAGAACTGGTTGATGTTCTTCCGACCCTCAATTTATTTGACGACAAAAACATTGCAAAGATGATTGACGATCTCAAAAAGAATCTTTACGAAGTTACAGACGAAGATTTAAAACAAGATAAAAAAAGGAAAGCTATTTTGAAAAATACAAAAGAGCTTCTCGAAAAAATGGCAGACTATGCATAAAACTTGTAAATCAACAATTCATCAACAATAAAAAAAGGAGAATTAAAATGAAAGCATCAGCAATAAAGAAAGCAATCACCACAATGGCAAAGACAGGCAGACCCATTATGATATGGGGTTCATACGGACTTGGTAAATCAACCGTCGCAAGGCAGTGGGTCAAAGAAAATAAAAAGCAGTTGTTTGAAATGACGACAACAGCTCTTGAGCCGATCGACCTTCGAGGCCTCTGCTCGATTAAAAATGGAAAAACGATTTGGAATCCTCCTGCGTTTCTTCCTGACAAACCCGGCTGCGTCCTTTTGATTGAAGACCTGACCAACGGGCACCCTCAAGTTCTGACAGCTCTTTATGCTTTGATCCTTGATGGCCGTCTTGGCGATTACATCCTTCCAAAAGATACGATCATCATTGCCAATGGTAACCGGGAAACAGATGCTTCTTATGCGACTAAGATGCCAATGGCATTAGCTACTCGGTTCGTTCATATCAATTTTGAATTTGATTTAAACGACTTTATCAACAATGCCATTGACAATCAGTTCGACATGAGCACGATTTGCTTTGGCAGAGCATTCCCGAAACTCATCAATGTTCCTGATCCTAAAGGCAAAGAAAAAGCACAGCCTGTTCCCAGAACATGGGAATTCGTTTCCGACATTATGAGAACCGAACCTGATCTTGACATTCGGTTTGAACTGATTGCCGGAACAGTTGGTGAAGGAGCAGCAATGGAATTCTGTGCATTTTTAGAAGTTTTTAATGAACTTCCTGACATCACAGCAACGCTGAAAAATCCATCGACTTTAAAAGAGCTCCCGACAAAGCCTTCTGTGATGTATGCTTTCATTGGAGCAATGAGCAGAAGAGTTGATGACAAAACAATGAAAAACTTATTAATAGTTGCTGACCGAATGATCAAAGAAGGCTTTGCAGAGTTTGCCATCACCATGGTCAATGATGCAACCCGATACAATCCCAAACTGAAAGAAACTAAAGATTACATTGCTTGGATTTCTAAGAATCAAGACTTTTACAAATAAAAGTTTTATAGAGCTCGTCATTCAAAGGAGGATATTATGACAGGGCAAGAAAAATTTGAAAAAGCGAAGCAGAGAGTTTTGCTTGAACACAGATTCTTTGCTTCAATGATGATGCGGATGAAGTGGGTGGCCGATGAATCTTGTAACACAGCATGGGTGAACGGAAGAACAGTCGGCTACAATCCAAAATACTTTGAACAAATAACAGTAAGACAGGGCATGGGAGTTGTCGTCCATGAAATCTTTCATCCAATGTTGAAACATCATTTAAGAATTGGAAATAAAGATTTTGAATTATGGAATGAAGCTGGCGACTATGCAATCAACCCTTTGATTATTCGATATGGATTTGAACTTCCTGAAGGAGTTCTGCTTGATTATAGATTCGAGGGGATGTCAGCAGAACAAATTTATTCGATCTTGGTGCAGGAAAGACAAGAGGAAAAGCAAAAGCAAAAAGAAAAAGAAAAGAATCAAGATCAATCCGATAATCAAGACGGGCAGGATGAACAGAGTGGGGGTCAAGATCAACCTGATAATCAAGATCAATCTAGTGATCAAGACGACAATCAAAAAGAATCTGGCAATCAAGACGGGCAGGATGAAGACCAGAAAGAATCTGGTGATCAAGATCAAGACGATCAAGATCAAGACGATCATGATCAATCTGAAAGCGATCAAAGCGGACAAGGAATTCAAAACGAAAAGAAAAGTTTTCGGGATGAGGTTAGACCTGCAGTCGATGAATCTGGTAAGGAAGCTGATGAAGCTGAACGCACAGCACAAGAAATCGAGATTGATATTGCAGTGACGCAAGCTGCCAAATTCGCAGAAAAAGCTGGTCAGGGATTTTCTGGGATGGATCGGTTGGTAAAAGATATTTCGACAACCGAAACTCCTTGGCAACAAATCCTACAAAACTTCCTTTACGAATCTGCAAAAACTGAATACAATTGGTCAAGACCTTCTAGACGACATGAACAATATTTTCCTTCTCTTCAAAATTATGAAGCAGGAAATATCGCAATTGTCATCGACAGTTCTGGCTCAATCAACGACGACGTATTCAACAGATTCATTAATGAAATATCAACTACTCTTGAAAACATATCTTCAGAAGTTTGGGTGATTGTTGCCGATGATCAAATTCAAGAAGCAAAACAAATCAGTGCTGATGATTTGAGAGAACTTAAACCTAAAGGATTTGGCGGAACAGATTTTATACCTGCTTTCAAATGGCTTGAAGAAAACGATGTGCAACCAAAGGCTCTCATTTATCTGACCGATCTTGAATGCAACAGTTTCCCAGAAGAACCAAACTTTCCAGTTCTCTGGGCAGCCTATGGACGATCTGCTCATCATGCAGAACATATGCCCTTCGGCGAAAAAATAATTCTTAGATAAATTAAAGCTGACCTAACGGCTACACGGGGAGATGATGAAAGTTAATCCGCATTTTGATTTTCAAACAATGGATAGAAAGAAAGGAGAAAGAAAATGCCAACAGAACAATTATTGCTGCCGAAAGAAGATCCTAAAGAAGTCTTTTTTTACAAACATGGAGATATTGCTGTTATGAATCCAGCAACTCCGGGAGTTCCTGTTCGAGCTTTCTTCATTACAAGAAATGATCTGAACGGATTATGGGGTATATTCATCGGGGAAACAAAATAGCAGAGGGAGCGGAGTCAAAAACTCCGCTTAATGCACAATCACCGTCCCAAGTCGGTGAAATAAAAAGAAAAGGAGAAAAAGAAAATGAGCAAGCGACAGGAAGAAATTCAGGAAGCCCTTCGGTTAGAGGCAGAAAAAAAATTGGCGATAGAGCTGGTTGAAAAACTGGCTAATTATGTGAACATAATGGGCAGAGATTATGCTC